AAGCAATCGTAAAGGTTGACAAGGATGGGAAAAGAAAAGTTGTTGATGTAGATGATAGACAGCAAGGTGGTACTAACTTAATGAATTTAAGGGATAGGTACACCAAACTACAAAGGTCTTTTTATGGGGACCAGATGGCAGCTCAATCGATGGCATACCATCAAGTTCGTAGAGAACTATTCAGAGATTATGATGCTATGGATAATGACCCAATCATTTCTTCTGCATTAGATATCTACGCTGATGAATGTACACTCAAAAACGAATTTGGTGAAGTTGTACAAATCAAATCTAAAAACGAAAAAGTAAAAGATATATTAGAAAATCTATTCTATGATATTCTTAATATTGAGTTCAACTTATGGGCTTGGACTCGTAATATGGTTAAGTATGGTGATTTCTTTTTAGTACAAGAGATTCAGCCAGGTAATGGTATCATCAATGTAAAACCACTTCCAGTGTATGAAACTGAAAGATTGGAAAATACTGACCCAAACAATCCAAACTATGTAAAGTTTAAAGTAGCACATGACCCGAATGGTAAAGGTGAATACGAAAATTATGAGGTAGTTCACTTCAGATTATTATCAGATACAAACTTCCTTCCATATGGAAAGGCTATGATTGAGAATGGTAGAAGAATTTGGAAACAAGTATCTCTTATGGAAGATGCAATGTTAATCCATAGAATTATGAGAGCTCCGGATAAGAGAGTTTTCAAAATTGATATTGGTAACATTCCTCCGCAAGAAGTTGATAACTACATGCAAAAGATTATCAACAAAATGAAGAAAACTCCATTTGTGGACAAACAAACTGGAGATTACAACTTAAAGTATAATATCCAAAACCTAACCGAAGATTTCTTCTTACCTGTTAGGGGTGGTGATAGTGGAACTGAGATTGATTCATTGGGTGGATTACAATACACCGCAATTGAAGATATTGATTACTTAAAGAATAAAATGTTTGCAGCTCTTAAAATTCCAAAAGCATATTTAGGATACGATGAGAACGTAAATGGTAAAGCAACTCTTGCTGCAGAAGATGTGAGGTTTGCTAGAACTATTGAGAGAATCCAAAGAACACTTATTTCGGAATTAACTAAGATGGCAGTAACTCACTTAGCAGCTCAAGGTATTGAAGGTGCGGAGATGGTAGATTTTGAATTAGATTTGGTAAATCCATCTACAATCTATGAGCAAGAGAAAGTAAATCTTTGGAGTGAGAAAGTAAGATTGGTTTCTGATATTACTCAATTGAATATGGTATCTAAGGAATGGGCTTACAAAAACATCTTTAACTTTAGTGATGATGAAATTGATTATCAGAAAACAAATCTTATTAATGATATTAAAGATAGATATCGTTATCGTATGATTGAAGATGAAGGTAATGACCCAGCAATGGAAACAGAATCATCTGATGTTGAAGATGAATTAGAAGAATTAAAAACATCTTTAAGGGATAAGGGTGGTAGACCAAAAGAGGGAAATACTTATGGTAAAGATAAACACCCATATGGTAGAGACCCATTGGGAGCAAAGGAAAATCAAAAATCGTTGAAAAAGAACGAATCATCTATAAACAAAAAAGCTAGTAAAATGGCTAGGGAATATGTTAATGGTGTATCATCAAAAAAGAAACTGATGAGTGAAAACGGAGACTTTTTAGATGATTCGAATTTGTTAGATGAATAAAAATTTAGGAAATCAAAATTAAGTTATATTTATATACGATGTAGTATCGTATATTGATATATTATTATAGGATAAAAAACATAATGAAGAGGGTAAAACATTCAAAATTTAAGAATACAGGCATTCTATTCGAACTTCTAGTGAGACAAATCACATTAGAGGTATTGAATGGTGATACGACTGAAAAAGCAAAGGAAATTGTGAGAGAATTTTTCTCACCAAGAACAGAACTTAACAAAGAGTTAAGACTATATGATTTGCTTATTAAAGAGAAGTATAATTCGGAAACAAGAGCTGAAAAGTTTATTGACACTGTTAATGAGGCTCATAATAAAATCGACCAGAGTAAACTTAATAGAGAAAAGTATAATCTAATTAAAAAGATTAATGAATCATTCAATATGGATGAATTCCTTTCTTCTCCTATTTCGAACTATAAAGTATTAGCATCAATCTATAAAGTATTTGAATCAAAGAGATATGATAGTTACGATATAAAAGATGTATTTAATTCAAAGATTACCCTCATTGAGAATATTACATCTAAACCAGCTACAATTTCTGAAAAGAAAAAGGATACTTTAGTTGAGAACTATAAAAAGCAAGATAAGGATTTAAGATTACTTACTTACAAAATCTTAGTTGAAACTTTTAACAAAAAATATTCTAATTTAGATGAGAATCAAAAATCATTGTTAAAAGAGTATATTAATAACTTAACAAACACAACTGGATTCAAAGCTTATGTTGAGAATGAGATTCCAAAAATTGTGAAAGAATTAAAATCAATTCAATCTAAGATTGGTGATAAAGTAACTAAGATTAAGTTAAGTGAAACTATTTCTGTTTTATCAAAAACTAAGGTTGGAAAATCAGTTTCAGATAATCATGTTTCATCTCTAATGATGTCTTACGAATTAATCAAAGAATTAAAGAGTAGAGTTTAATGGATAATCTAAGAAAGTTAATTGAGGATTTAATTGAAGAAATCCAAAATGAAGAAATGGATATTGAGGAGGCAACCACCACTGGTGATATTGCTGGATACAATACTCCCAATGCTTTCAAAGATACAGATGGAACTGATGAAGAGGATGAACCTGATGGAAATCATACTGATAAAATAAATAAAGCAACTGGTTACAAAAGAGTTAATGAAAATAGATGGTTAGAATTAAAACGGGATGAATCCTCACCAAAGCAAAAAATTGGTAGAGGAATTTCTCATGTTAACAAACAACTTTCTGAGATTGAAACCTTCCTTAGATGGTATGGTAAAATCAAAAATGAAAATGATTTGAATTCAGACCAATATTGGAAACGAACTCAGAAAAATTTATTCAGAATTAGAGAAAGACTGAATACTATTGTAACACAGATTAGCAAACTATAATTGGGAATAAAAATATGAATATTACCAGAGAAACTATCAAATCGACACTCAGAACTATTATGGCAGAAGAAGCTGAGTATCAAACATTCTTCAAAAAGGCATTGGAGAAAGCAGGAAAATCTATCCCATCGATGAGTGATGAGGAAAAGAAGGAGTTCTTCAATAAGATTGATGCTGCTTGGAACGCTAAAGGTGAAAAGAACGAAGAGTTGACAGGTAACCAACATAAGTTAGATGTTGATGGTGATGGTGAGATTGAAGCATCTGATTTAGCTGCTTTAAGAGCTGGTGAAGAAGCAAACGAATCACATGATTGTGGTTGTGGATGTGGTGGTGTAACCGAAGGTGGTTGTCAAACAAATGTATCTGAGGAATTCCAATCAAAAGATAGAGATTTCGAAAAGGTATATGCTATCTTCGATAAGAAAGATTACTTCAATGCTAAAGGTTTAGCAAAAACACAAATCGGAAACTTCGAAAGAGCATTACAAAGAAACGATAAAGGTGCACAACAAATTTTGGACAAGTTCAAAGGTGATATGGAGAAATCAAAAGAGTATATCATCCAAGTAATTTCAGACCAAAAGAAACAACAAGCATTTGAAGATTACAAAAAATTCAAAAAAGCAGTTGAGAACATTCTATACAGACCAAATGGAAACGAAGAATATGCTTCGGCTGATTTTATTAAAAGTAGAGCTCACAACAATTCTCAAAAATATACAATAGCTCTTTATAGTTCAATTCGTAATAAGAAATTTACTAACTACAAAGATATCCATGCTGATGTAGATTCTTTAATGACTGAATCAGTAAACGAAGGTAGAGCATTTATCAACGCAGCAAGAAAAGCAAAATCGGAAGGTAAAACTGAATTTGAATTCAATGGTAAAACTTATCCTGTAACTTTAAAAGAATCGGTAGTTAACGAAGATGCTTCTATGAACAAAAAGGTAAAAGCATATTTGGATAAGGGTTTAAAGGATTTAAAAAGAGGTGGTGCTAATCATCAATTCGCAGTAATGCATGTATTGATGGGAGCATTAACCGATGCTAACTTCCACTCAGAATCAAAGAAAGTTCCTTCAATCTTTACAAGAGCAAAATACGAAGGAGACCCACAAGGTAAGCAAGATACAATCGGAATCTACGAAGAAATGGGTGAGAACATTGCAAGTATTTGTAAATGGGATGGTAAGGATATCGTAGATGCTATTGGTTTCTATGTATCAATGACTATCGGTAGACCTGTTGGTGAAAAGGTTGAGAAGTTAGTTGAATCAATCAATGAAACAATTAATTTATTGAATAATAAAAAATAAGGATAACCAATATGAAAAGTTTAATTATAGAAACCAATTTGTTTGAAGGGAGAGTTAACGAAGATTCGTCTGGTAGAACTTTGGTTAAAGGTGTCCTTCAAAGAGCAGGTGCAGAAAACCAAAATGGTAGAGTGTACCCAAAAAATATATTAGAGAGAGAAGTAAAAAAATACGAACAACTAATCAAAGAAAGAAGAGCTTTGGGTGAGTTAGACCATCCAGATTCTTCAGTTATCAACCTAAAAAATGTATCTCACAATATTAGAGAGATTCATTGGGAAGGTGATGATGTGGTAGGTACAGTTGAAATCTTACCTACTCCTTCTGGTAATATTCTAAAAGAATTATTAAGAGCTGGAATCCTTTTAGGTATCTCATCAAGAGGTATGGGTTCTACAAAACCAATGGAAGGTAACAAACTTTTAGTTGGTGAGGATTTTGAATTAATTGGTTGGGATTTTGTATCCAACCCATCTACACATGGTGCATTTATGACTCCAATGAACGAATCGGTAGTTAAGAATATTGGTACTGATGTTTGTGGGAATTTTTGTAAATCACAAGACTTAATGAGAGAAATCATAACGGAGTTAGTATAATGAGCAAGAAAAATTTTGATATATACGATTATGTTCACAA